ACAGCGTTTGACGTGGAGAATGTTGTCTCTAACTTAGAGCAGCTAAAGCTTGATGAAGCTTGCAATTATAAGGGGTGTGCAGATTGCCAATATCTCGATAAATGTTGGGATGGCGAAATGAGGGAAGAGCACGCTATGGATATAGCAATTGAAATCGTGAAAAGAGGTGGCCTAGATGAAAGTTAAGATCGAAGACTTCTTAGTAGCAATGGGAGATTATTGCAAAGAACATGATGTTGAAGAGTGCTTACAGGGAAAATGCGGGCTAAGTGTAGACCATGATGATCTCGGAAATGGTGATGAATACAATGGATGCATCATGTTTGGATGCAATCATCCGAAGTATGCAAAGATGATAAAAAAAGAAATTCTGAAGTACATGAAAGAAAGGCGGAAGCACAGATGAAAAGAGAAATATTATTTAAGGCAAAGCATATCCATGCGCTACCGGAAAATGAATGGATGGAGGGAAAATGGGTAGAGGGATTTCTTTCTGGTGAAGATTACATAAACGATGGGACTTATGAATACATGATTGATCCGGATACGATCTGCCAGTACACTGGACTCATGGATAAGAATGGAAAGAAGATCTGGGAGAATGATATCCTTATGTGCCATGATAATCCGGTTGATCTTGTAAAAGCAGTATTCGGAGAGTTTAACGTCATAGAAGTGGAAAGCGAAGAAGTAATAGACAGTGTAATTGGATGGCACTACGAAACGATTCCGACGGATGCTCTGAGCAAATGCGAACCGTTTTGCTATTCAATGCCATTAACGGAAGATTATGTAAAAAGGTGTAAGATGAAGGTTATCGGGAATATTTGGGATAAATCGGAGGATGCAAAACCGAAGGAAACCGATAATATTATTTATCATGATTTCATGAAGAAAGGCAGAGAATAATGAGTAACGGATGGATTCCAACAACAGAAAGACTCCCAGATCAACGGGAGTTCATAGAATCATATGTCAGAAGTGCATATGCAGCGGAGTTTCTGGTTACGATCGAGGGAGCAGATAAGGCAACAACATTGTATTATTCCCAGACAGGTGTCTGGTTCGATGAACAGGGAGAACCGTATAAGGTTGTGGCGTGGATGCCGATTCCGGAAAGGTATAAGGGATAATGGAAGATAAATATACAAAGACACTTGCATGGATAATTACAACAGTTGCAGTAATTATTGCAATGAAATGGACGGGATCAGCGTGGTGCTTATGGGCGCTGTTCATTCCGGCAATGATAGAGTAGCAGAGAAGGTGATGAAACATTGTATAAAAACCAGGAAGGATATTGTGATCCAACAGCAGGCAAAGCCATCCAAGATGCAAGCCGCATCCCACATCATGTAAAGGAAGCACATAAAGCATTAAAGGATATAGCAAGTCTGCTTGGATTCGAGGTCTTAGTATTAAGAGACAGGAAGACAGGGAGGGTATACCGATGGAAACAGTGAAAGAAGAGAACGAGAAGAAAAAGGAATACCTGAAACAGTACGGCAAAGCATTACGCCAGGAGAAGCGGATCGAGGAAGAGCTGGAACGCTTAAAGCTGGATCGGATGCTTCCGGGAGCACTGGCAGCAGATGGACTGCCAAAAAGCAGCAACCTTTCTGATCTGTCGGATTATGCAGCAGAAGTGGACGAACAGGAACGGAAACTGGTGGAACAGAGAAAGAAAAGAGTTAGGATCCGGACTGAAATCAGGGAAAGAATTGAGCAGATGGAAGACGAGACAGAGAAAGATATCCTGACTTATCATTACATAGATCTTATGAGATGGAAAGAAATCTGTGCAAGAACCGGGTATTGCTGGCAGTATGTGCATAAAAAGCATTCAGATGCATTGAAAAAATTTAAATATGCGATAGAATGCGACACTCAACCTGTGATATAGTATATGCAGGTAAAGAATTGAAACGGGGTAGCAGTCGAAAGATTGTTGCCTTTTTCTTTGCCGTAAATTCTGGAAAGAGGTTTGGCGGTTTACTCTGGAAAGAATTTATTCATACGTCAGTACATTTGTTTGTTGCGATTATTACTTTTTTGAACTCCTTATTACAGATACAGAAACCGTCAGAGGAAAGAAACCATGGATAGAGAAGAGATAATTGATAAACATAAATGCCTATTGGACAAGATGAAAGAAGATAGAATATTTTCAATATGCTTTGAAAACAATGCAGTTTATCTGAATGAACAGTGTGATGATTATTTTTCTCACCAACTCACAAAAGAAGACTGCTTGGAATTATCAAGCCTTTTTGGTGAGCTTGCAACTGTAATGAATAGAAGGTAGAGATGAATGGCAAAAGAATTTGCAAGAGCGTTCTACAATTCAAAGAGATGGAAGGATTGTAGAAGAGCATACATAGCAAAGAGAATATCGATTGACGGCGGAATGTGTGAGACCTGTCATGAAGTACCAGGATACATCGTACATCACAAGATAGAACTGACGCCGGACAACATCAGTGACTTGGACATTGCGTTAGGATTTAATAATCTAAAGTATGACTGCCATATCTGCCATCAAAAAGAAAATATGAAAGATGGACCGGCGGACGGTCTTGTGAAATATGAATTTGATAGCGAGGGGGAAATGGTCGTACTCCCCCCTGAAAAATAATTTGTAAAAAATCACGGCTGACCACAGTCCTACCTCCATGCAACACGCAGGTCGCGCGCGTGAGGGGGTGTAGGTAATGGTGAAAAGAATAAACGAAAAAAGGAAGGAGAAACCGGGAAAAGTGGCGAAATACGAGGGGAAAACCAAAGAACAGATTATTGCGGCCGAGAAAAGAAAACTTGGCGGAATCTATAAAAAGCTTGATGAAAAAACAAAAAAAGCAACAGAAAATCTCGTAGAAGAGGCTGCTTTCATGGGTGCTTCTCTACATGAATTGCGACAAAAGATTGCCGAAAAAGGTTACACAGAAGAATACCAGAATGGTGCGAACCAGAAAGGCGTCAAGAAGTCTGCAGAAGTTGAAATATATAATACAATGATCAAAAACTATATGGCTGTCATAAAGCAGCTGACGGATTTGGTACCGAAAGAGCAGGTGGCGACCAAGACAAATGATGGATTCGAGGATTTTGTAAATGGCAGGGATGATTAGATACCCTGAGGAATACAATCCGATTCTGGAATACTGGGAAAAGATCCAGAACAAAGAAATTATTGTATCGAATAAGGTGTATCGGACTTACAAGAAAGTTGTTTATGATATTCAAAACCCAGGAGAATATTATTACAGTCCTAAGCGAGCAAATCATGTGATCGAGTTTGCTGAAAATTATTGCAGACATTCCAAAGGAAAATTTGGTGGGAAAAGAGTTTTGCTTGAATTGTGGGAAAAAGCTTATCTCGCAACAGTGTTTGGATTTATTGATATTGAGGGCAATCGGAAATACCGGGAATCGATCTTGATTGTGGGAAAGAAAAACGGAAAATCTCTTCTGGCATCTGTAGTTGGTCTTTATATGCTTACTGCTGATGGAGAAATGGGACCGGAAGTATATGCGGTTGCCACTAAGAAAGATCAGAGTAAGATTATCTGGTTGGAATCAAAAAGAATGGTAAAGAAATCACCATCACTTCTGAGAAGAGTGAAACCTCTGGTGGCAGAACTTACGACAGAGTTCAATGATGGTGTATTCAAACCTTTGGCTTCAGATAGTGATACTCTGGATGGTCTTAATATCCATTGTGTTCTAATGGACGAGATCCACCAGTGGAAACAGGGGAAAGCCTTGTATGATATCATGGCGGATGGAATCACAGCGAGGGAACAGCCGCTGATCAGCATTACTTCAACAGCCGGAACTATCCGGGAAGATATCTATGATCAAAAGTATGAAGAGGCAGAGAATGTGATCAATGGATATTTTGATCCAGATGGCTACAAAGACGAACATCTGATTGCATTTATTTATGAATTGGACAATCGGAAAGAGTGGACGCAGGAAGAATGCTGGATGAAAGCAAATCCGGGACTTGGAACGATCAAGAATGCCAAAACTTTGAAAGACAAGGTGGAAAAAGCCAAGAAAAATCCGATCATGGTTAAAAATCTGCTTTGTAAAGAGTTCAACATCAGGGAAACTTCATCAGAGGCATGGCTCACATTTGAACAGGCGAATAATCCGGAAAAGTACGATCTGGAAGTGTTAAAGCCGAGATATGGAATCGGCGGAGTCGATCTGTCGTCTACAACGGATTTAACAGCAGCGAAAGTATTGTTTAAAGTTCCGAATGATGAACATATTTATGTAATTTCCATGTACTGGATTCCAGAAGAACTGGTAGACAAACATGTGACAGAGGACAAAGTACCATACGATATCTGGATAGAAAAAGGATATGTGCGGACGTGTCCAGGAAACAAGATTTCCTACAGAGATGTAAAAGCATGGTTTGTAGAAATACAGGAAAAGCAAGATATTTATTTGAATATGTTCGGCTATGATGCATGGAGTGCAAAATATTTTGTGGAAGATATGCAGGACTATTTCGGAAAATCAGCAATGATACCGGTGATTCAGGGAAAAAAGACTTTATCGCAGCCGATGAAGTGTCTTGGAGCTGATCTGGAAAGAAAGCTGATCGTGTATAACAACAATCCGGTTGATAAATGGTGTTTGTGCAATACGGCAGTAGATATTGACAGAAACGATAACATACAGCCGATCAAAACAAGCAGTCCAAGAAGAAGGATTGATGGAACAGCGGCGTTGTTGGATGCCTATGTAGTGATGCAGGATAACATAAATGAATATATGTCATTGATTTAGAGAGCCAGGAGGCTCTTATTTTTGTGGAGGTAACATGAAACCATTTTGGAAAAGAGAACCAACAAAGACAGACGAAAAAGCAACAGAGCATAACATGATCAAGATGATTACCATGACAGGTGATTATTACTATGCGTGGGATGGAAAGTTATATGAAAGTGATATTGTAAGAGCCTGCATCCGTCCGAAAGTGAAAGCGATCGGAAAGCTGGTTGGAAAACATATCCGAGATGATCCGAAAGGCGGGATCAAGGTAAACACGGAAGCGAACATCAGATTTTTACTTTCCGAACCAAACCCGTATATGACAGCACAACAGATGCAGGAAAAGGTTGCTACGCAATTATGTCTGAATAACAATGCGTTTATATTGATCGTGCGGGATGAGAACGAGAAACCGGTGCAGTTGTATCCGGTTCCGTGCGTGTCTGCCGAGGCAAAGTATGACAGTTTGGGTGAATTGTTCCTGAAGTTCTTATATCGCAATGGGAAAAGCGGGACGTTCCGCTATGCAGACATCATCCATTTGCGTCATGACTATAACGAGGATGATATTTTCGGAGACAGTCCTGCGCCAGCGCTTACACAGATGATGAATGTAATCGGTACGATTGATAAAGGAATAATCCGTGCGATAAAGAACAGCGGGATCATACGGTGGCTTTTGACTTATAGCTCATCAATGCGAGAAGAAGACATTAAGCGGAATGTTGAGAAGTTTGTCGAGAATTATCTGGCTGTTGAAACAGATACGTTCGGGGCAGCAGGTGTGGATGCGAAAGCAAAGGTGGAACGAATTGAACCGAAAGATTACGTTCCGAATGCAGCACAGACAGACCGCACAATCGAAAGAATTTATTCGTTTTTTAATACCAACAAGAAAATTGTCCAGAGTGATTATAACGAAGATGAATGGAACGCGTACTACGAATCGGAAATAGAACCGGAAGTTGTCCAGATGCATCAGACCTATACAATTGGAATCTTTACCAGGAAAGAACGGGGATTCGGAAACCGGATTGAATTTGAAGCAAACAATCTTTCCTGCGCAAGTCTTACAACAAAACTGGCATTCCAGGCTATGGTTGACAGGGGTGCAATGCTTCCGAATGAATGGAGAGCAACGCTGAATATGGCCCCGATTCCGGGTGGAGACAAACCAATACGAAGACTGGATACGCAGGTTGTGAATCTGGTGAAAGAAGCTTTGGGAAAAATGGACAGTAAAAATTACATAGTCACTGGGGAAATTATAACAAGATTACTTGATTCTGCGGAAGGAGGCGATAAGAAGAATGAAATACAGGATTGATATTAAAGGCGTTATGATCCCGAACGATTATAAGTGGTATTATGACTGGTTCGGCGCGGACAGCACAGCTCCGAAAGATGTAACAGATGTGCTGAAAAATGTTCAGCCGGGTGACGAAGTGGAGGTCATGATAAATTCTCCGGGAGGGATCATTGATGTCGGATCAGAGATCTACACCATGCTCAGGCAGTGTGCGGTAGATGTGAAAATCTATATTACCGGTCAGGCTTGCAGTGCTGCATCGATTGTGGCAATGGCAGGATATTGTGAAATGTCCCCGACAGCACTGATGATGGTACATTGTGTTTCTTCGGGTACAGAAGGAAATCACAGCGATATGGAACATATGGCGGAAACGCTGCGGACGGCAGACAATGCGTTGAGTACAGCATATGTTGCCAAGAGCGGAATGAGCCAGGAAGAAGCACTTGCAATGATGGAACATGAAACATGGCTGACTGCAGAACAGGCGAAAGAAAAGAAACTGATTGATAAGATTATGTTTGAAGAAAAGGAAACAAACTTACAGCTTGTGGCAGGACCTATGTTCAAATTGCCGGATCAGACAAAGATGAATGCGGCAAGAAAAATGATGGAATCCGGAGAGGAAGTTCCGGATAAAGTGGCACTGCAGAAGTTAAAACTTTTAAAATTGAAGGGAGAAAAAAGATGAACAAAAAGCAGTATGAAGCAATGAGAAAAAAACTGATGGATGAAGCGGAAGGTCTGATCAATGAAGGGAAGATCAAGGAAGCAGATTCTAAAATGGATGAGGTAAAGGCTCTGGATGAGAAATGGGATGCGATTGCGCAGGCACAGGCGAATTTCAAAGCGCTGAATGAAGAACCGAAACCGTTAAATGTATTTGAACAGAACGGCAGCAAGGCTGATTTTGGAGCAAAAGTTTCAGAACCGGAAAATATTTATAACTCTCAGGAATATCGAATTGCTTTCATGAATTATGTAGTCAACGGAACAAAGATTCCGGAGAAGTTCAAAAATGAAGTCGGACCGACTAAAACGGGAGATATCGGTTCTGTAATTGCACCGGTTCTGATTAGCCGTATTATTGAAAAAATGGAATCAATTGGTATGATTCTTCCACTGGTTACAAAGACCACTTTTGCACCAGGCGCAAGAATTCCAACTTCAAGCGTAAAACCGGTTGCAACATGGGTTGCAGAAGGTGGAACAAGTGAAAAACAGAAAAAGACAACCGGCTACATTGATATCAGAGGTTTCAAGCTGAGATGTGCAATTTCAATGACACTGGAAGCCGTAACCATGTCGCTTACTGTATTTGAAACTGTATTTGTAAACAGCATTGCGGAAGCCATGGTGAAAGCACAGGAGGAAGCGATTGTAAATGGAGATGGAGAAGGAAAACCGAAAGGAATTTTAAATGAAACAGCTCCGGAAGGACAGAGCATCGAAGTTGGTGATAAAGATTCTTTATACAAGAAACTTGTTGAAGCAGAAGCCGCACTTCCGCTCGCGTATGAAAATGGTGCGGTCTGGAATATGACGAAAAAGACCTTCATGGCATTTGTCGGAGAAGTGGATGCGAACGGACAGCCAATCGCAAGAGTAAACCAGGGAATTGACGGAAAACCGGAGCGCACACTTCTTGGAAGAAAAGTCGTGCTCAATGACTATATGGATAGCTATGGAGCTGCAACGGAAGCGGATACTACAGTGGCATTCCTGTATGACTGGTCTGATTATATGTTCAATACGAATTATGCAATGACTGTTAAAAAGTATGAGGACAATGATACAGAAGATGAGATTACAAAGGCGGTTATGATCTGCGATGGAAAATCTCTGGAACTGAATTCGCTTGTAGTCATGAAGAAGAAAGCGGCTTAAGATGGATGGAAGGATAATTGAGAGGCTGAAAAAACGTGTCGGGACCAGGAACGATGAAGAAATCAATGAACTGGCAATGTCATGCGTAAGAGAATTGGAAAACACTGGTGTGTACGGCGATCCGGCAACGGATGCGCTGTACTATCAGGCAATGGTTCTGTATTGCAAAGCAAATTTCGGATATGATGAAAATACAGAGCGCTTCCAGACAGCCTTTGAAAAACTGAGGGATTCCATGGCACTTTCCGGGGATTATGCAAAGGAGAAGAAAAATGGAAACGGCGGAACTGATCTGGGAGAAAATCTGTAAAAATGAAAATGGTTTCCCGGAAAGAAAAAGATGTTCTGTTGAAGTATATGCAATGGAAAAATCCGTAACCAGAGCGGAAGCATATGAATCTATGCGGGCAGGAGTAAATGCCCGCATTATACTGAAACTCAGGACAGATGACTGGGAAGCAAGCAGACATCCAGGAGAAGATGGAAAACCAGAATACGCAAGAAAGGTGATCTACGAAGAGGCAGAGTACGACATTATCCGTGCTTACAAAAAAGGAAAATCTTTCGTAGAAATAACGTGTGGTTAAGATGGGATTTCAGGCGATAGGATTTGATGATTTTGCGAAAGAACTGGACCGGCTTGGTAAATTAGATGAGTATGCGCCGGATATGTTGGAGACGGCGGCACCGATTCTGGAAAGAGAATTGAAAGGCCAGGTGCAGGCAGAGGCAAACAGAGGGTATGCAACGGGAGATCTTGCCGGATCAATCAAATCAAGGAAACCGGAAAAGAATGAACGAGGCCATTATGTAACGATCACAGCGAGCGGAAAAGACAAAAAAGGTGTTCGCCGGAATGAGAAACTGGCATATCTCAATTATGGAACAACAAAGCAGCAGGCAAGACCAGTTATTTCCAAAGCAGTACAGAATGCAGAAGGAGAATGTCTGGAAGCAATGCAGAGGAAGTTTGACGAGGTGACAGGACCGTGAATGTAAATCAGAAAATAGAGAACACACTGGGAGTAATCACAGAGAATATCTGGCCACTGTGCTGTCCTTATGAATCCCCGCCAGGGAAATATATCGTATATAATCCGGAAATTGATTCAGCGGAATGTTTTGCTGATGATGAAGACCAGGAATGGACATTGCACATGCAGATCCATTTATATACCCGGGAAGACTATATGGATGACAGAAAAACGATTCGTAAATTATTGCGAAAAGCAGGATTTACGGTGACTGATATAGATTCCATATACGAGAAAGAAACAAAATATTACCATTTGTGCTTTTCTTGCTATATTGAGGAGGAAGACTGATGGCTTATACAGGATTGGCACACGTTGTCGGCGCGAAATACAGTGAGACGGAAAATGGAATCCGGTATTCAAACGGATTTCGATATGGATCAGCTGTAAGGATAAGAATTGATCCAAAATATGAAGATGTTAGCGAATACGGGGACATCAATTCAGAAGACGAGGAAGAAATGTTTGCGTATGCATCCGTAACGCTGGAAACTTCGGAGATTACCCAGACGGCCGGAAAAGAAGTTTTCGGACACGAAGTATCAGAGACTGGTTCTGCATCGAATGAAACAGATTTGTCTGAATACATTGGTCTGGGAGTCAGAGTGAGAGAAAAGCGTAATGGGAAAACGTACTATGTGGCAGTCTGGCTCTATAAAGTTCGGCTGACAGAGGATGAACAGGACATAGAGACAAGGGGAGAAGCACTAAAGTATGTGACAATGCAGGCATCAGGAAAAGCGGTGCCGGCATACGGCGGACAATGGAGAAAAAAAGAAATATTTAACACAATGCAAGAAGCAGATTCCTGGCTGGAAGAAATGGCAGGAATCGGAAAGGAAGAATAAAATGGCATATGTAGGACTTAGAAAACCAATTATTGCGAAAATTCTGGAGAGCGGAGAATACGATGAGCCTTTTGCGTGTGGTAAGGCAATTGGACTTGACGTGAATCCGAACTACGCAGAAGGAAGCTTGAATGCAGATGACAAGCAGGCGGAATATGATAAAGAGTTTACTTATGCGGAAGTAACGCTGAATACCAGCACACTCCCGATTGCAGCGCATGAAAAAATGTTCGGACATACGGTTGATACCGCAAAGAAAAATGTAAAATTTAATGTAGATGATCAGGCTAATTATGTTGGAATGGCATGGGTGTCTGTTGAAAAAGTGGATGGAGTAAGAAATTTCATTGGAAATTTCCTGAAAAAAGCGAAATTTACGGAACCATCAGAGAGTTATTCAACCAAAGGGGATTCCATCGAATACAAGACACCATCCATTTCAGGAAGAGCGCTTGGACTGGACGATGGATCTTGGAAAGAAACTGAAGTTTGTAGCTCAGAAGCAGACGCACTGAAATGGATCAACACGATGTTCGGAAAAACGGAATAACCGGAGGCTGGGAAAATGTTTGAAGAAATGAATACAATCATATTGTCTGGAAAAGAATACCCTATGAAATGTGATAATCTTGTCCTGGAGAAAATCCAGGATAAGTATGAAGATCTTGGAAAGTATGAAAATATGCTGAATGGATTTATACCGGAGCTGGATGAATACGGTGAAGAAGTCAGAAATGAAGAGGGACTCCTTATGGGACATTACAAGATGCCGGATATCAAGATTATCAACGAGGCAGCGGTATGGTTCATTCAGGAGGGACTCGCAATCAAACGGGAAGAAAACAAAGAGGAGATTCCGGAAATCAGTGATCGAACACTGATCCGGCAGATTGATTTCAACCCAAGAGAATTATCTACAATCTTGTATCAGGAATTCTCAAGATGTTTTGAGAGAAAAAACGCGACAACCACGCAGGGGAAGGCGGAGAACCAGAACCGATAAACTTTGCGTGGGTGGTACTTATCGGGATGCGGATTGGATATACGGAAAAAGAGGTTGCACATATGTATTTCGGTAAATGGTGCGATCTTTTTGAAGAATTCAAGAAGATACATAATATTACGATGAGAAGACAGGTTTTTGAGCAGCAGAAAATTGCTTCAATGATGGATTTGTAAAGAAAAATGTGGTATGATGTAGAAAGAAGAGGAGGACTGGAAATGCAGAAAGTTAAGATATATGCATGGGTGATATATAGAACACTTGTATTTTATGCAAAACGGCATATTTATATTGCGGCAGCGCTCATGTCTGTTACAGCAGTCTCTCTTTTTAAGTTCGCCACAACAGGAAAACTGTTCTGCCTGGCGCTTCCGTTTATAACGGCTCTGATTATTTATATCCCACGGCATATTTATTTCAAACTGGATGAATTTGCATCACCGGGAATTCAGGGACGGCATTTACGCGAAAAGCGAAAAGTCAAAGAAGAATTGAACAAATACATAGAAGAAAGCATAGCAAAAGATTTTGGTAGATGATGCATGAAAACCGCCCGAGAAGGCGGTTTTTTTATGCCGGTTTGGAGAGAAGAAATGGCAAAGAAAAAAGTGGGCGCATACATTACGCTCGATGGCGAAAAAGAATTCAGATCAGCGGTGACACAGTGCAATAAAAGCCTGTCTACAATGAAATCGGAAATGAAGCTTGTAGAAGCGGAAACGGCGGGAAATGCAAACTCGGTTGATACATTGCGTAAGAAGAATGAGGTCCTGACAAGGACGCTAGATAAGCAGGTAGAAAAAGAGGAGGCAGTAAGGAAAGGTTTGACACATGCACAGGAAGATTATGCACGTGTTGGAACAGAACTCCAGGAGTACCGCACAAAGCTGGAACAGGCACAAAGTACACTGGATGAAATGAAACAGTCTTCGGATGTTTCAGAAGAAGCGTTATCACGGCAGCAGGAAGCAGTCAGTGAATTAACGGAAAAGGTGGAAAAAGGTGAAGCCACCTACCAAAGAGCCGGAAACAGAGTAGAGGACTGGCAGAAGCAGTTAAATAATGCACAGGCACAGACAATCAAGGCAACGAGAGCGGTAAATGAGAATACGGCCTATCTGGAAGAGGCAGAAAAAGCAACAGACGGGTGCGCCAAAAGTATTGACAAGTTTGGAAAACAGACAGATGATGTTGCAGAAAAGATTACCAGTACCGGGAAAATTATTAAGGCAAACTTGATCAATACAATGGTAGACGCCGGAAAAAGTCTCGCAACGAATGTGTTCAAAGATGCGGTGCAGGGGACGCTGGAGCTTCAAGATGCACAGCAGAAACTCCAGGCAAGTACAGGGGCAACAGCAAGAGAAACTGCAGCTTATTCGCAGGAAATGCAGAATCTGTATAAAGGTGGTTACGGAGATGCGATCGATGAAGCCGCAAGTGCAATGGCGTTGGTGAAGCAGTATACGAATGAGACAGATCCGACAAAAATCAAAGAGCTTGCAGAGAACGGAATGGCATTGGAAGACGTATTCGGGATGGATCTGAGCGAATCGATCAGAGGCGCAGATGCGCTGGTCACGAACATGGGAATCGATGGCAAGACTGCATTTGACTTGATGGCAAAAGGTGCGCAGAACGGACTAAATAAATCCGGAGAACTTGCGGATAATCTTACAGAATATTCTTCCCTGTGGGCGCAGGCTGGATTTTCAGCGGAAGAGATGTTTGCAATCCTTGAAAACGGTTTAAACTCCGGAGCATATAATCTGGATAAAGTAAATGACTACGTCAAGGAATTCGGAAACAGTCTTGCTGACGGAAGAATAGACGATCACATCAAATCATTTTCTGCCGGCACACAGGATCTTGTTAAAAAGTGGCATGATGGCAGCGCAACTACAAAAGAAGTGTTTCAGTCGGTGATTTCTGATCTGGCAAGCATGAAGAATGAGCAGGAAGCACTGACACTGGCAAGCGATACCTGGAGTGCACTGGGAGAAGATAATGCCATGAAGGTAATTACTTCTCTGAACAACGTAAATAATTCCTATAAAAATGTCCAGGGAACCATGGAAAAGGTAAAGGACATCAAGTATGACAGTATCACAAACCAGTGGAAGGTTCTTGGAAGGACGGTGCAAGCGGATGTTGTACAGCCATTACTTGTGAAATATCTTCCGATGGCACAAAAAGGAATTAAACTAGTTGCAGACAATCTTGAAACGATTGTTCCGGTGGCAGAGCTTGCGGGAACTGCAATCGGTGGTATTTTTGTTGTAAATAAGAGCAAAAAGTTTATTTCTGAAGTAAAAGATGCCGGGGGCTCGCTGGTTGATTTCGGAAAAAAGGCGGCGGAACTGATTGGAATACGAACTGCAGCGACAACAGCAGAAGCAGCATCTACTGTGGCGCAGGAAGCACAGGCGGCAGCTACAGCAACGCAGACAGCGACAACCGTGGCGCAGACAGCAGCAACAGAAGGGGCAACTGTAGCGCAGGCAGGATTTAATGCAGTATTGGCTGCGAATCCGGCAATACTGGTTGTGGCAGGAGTAACGGCGCTGATCGGAGTAACGGCTGTGTTGGCATCCAAAATGGGGGATGCGACCAGTGAAACGGACGAGCTGATACAGTCCACTTCCGAGCTGAAGGACAAAGCATCGGAAACAAGCGAAGCCTTGAAACAAGCAACTCAGAATATGACTTCTTCCATGGAAGAGGTAAATGCAAGCGGAACACTGGCGAATAACCTGACAGATGAGCTTGTAAAGCTTGCCGGACAATCCAATCAGACGACAGAACAGCAAAGCCGGATGAAAACGATTGTCATGGAACTGAATACCATGTTTCCGGAAATGTCACTTGCGATTGACGAGACAACCGGAAAATTAAGCATGAGTTCGGAAGAGATGAAGAACTACATAAAGAGTGCTTTGGAAATGCAGAAAATCCAGGTTGCGCAGGAAAAAATGAAAGACAGCGTGGAAAAGCTGGTGGATGCAGAAGTTGAAAAAGCAGATGCAGAGAACAAAGTTTCCGAAATTGGAGAAAAGCTTGCGGCGATCGAAGCGAAGCGGTCAGAAGTAAATGATGTACTCAGGGAAAAGACAGAGGCAACGAAAGAAGCACAGGAGAAGTATAGCGAGGCACTGAAAAAAGGTGCAGATAATGTTGATGAACTTTACGCTGCCACACAGGATCAGTCAGAAGCAACGATTGAGTATAACGGGAATATAGTTACAGTTACAGAGGCGTTAAGACAGATGGCTGACGATGAACGGGAACTCAATGATGCGAAGCAAACGGCAAAGGACAGTCAAAAAGAGATAAATGATGCAATCAAAGAAGCAAACGCCGAGATGGAACCGTATATGAGTTATCTCTCCGATATGACGGAAGAGACAAACAATAATACGGCAGCCACAAAGAATAATACCAGCGCAAAGACTGAGGCGACAGAGCAATCTTCGGTCAGTATTACAATGGCAGGTCAAGAACTGGAAGCATATCAGAATTTGTCAGTATCACAACAGGAACTGGCGGTGAATGTGACAAACAGTGTTCTTACTATGCAGGAAAATGTACAGAGTGCGCTGAAGTCCCAGATGGATATGTTTGAGGAGTTTGATGCCGGTACGCAGATTTCGACCGAGAACTTGCTGGCAAACATGCAAAGCCAGGTAGACGGCGTGACTGCATGGGAACAAAATCTGTCCGCTCTTGCTGATCGAGGAATTAACCAGGGCATTTTGCAGAAGTTGTCAGAGATGGGACCACAGGGATCCGGGTATGTTGCAGCGTTCAATTCCATGACAGATGAAGAACTGAAAAAAGCGAATGACCTTTGGAGCCAGAGTGTGGACATTCAGGGAATGACAAATGAATGGGGACAGCAGCTACTTACGTCTGGAGCTGCCAATATTGCAGGAGGAATGGATGGTCTTACATCTGTTATGCAGGAAAGTGGGACAAATACCGTGATGGGATTGGTTCAGGGAATGCAGAATGCACAGGAAAAAGCAAATGCTGCCGGTAAAGATCTGGGAGTCAAGACGGTTGAAGCGGTAAATAATGGCTTGGGATGTCAGTCACCATCGAAAAAGACAAGAGAATCTGGGAAAAACGTAGATCTTGGACTTGTCCAGGGGATGAAAAATGGAGAATCAAATGTAAAAACGGAAGCAAGAAGTGTAGCGAGTGGAGCAATCAATGTGTTTGCAGCACAATGTACGGCATCAAAGACGCAGTTATATGGATATAATCTTTCTATTGGTCTTGCGAATGGAATTTCGGACGGAAGATCTGCAGTTATCTCGGCGGCAAGCAGAGTGGCAAGCGATGCAATCGCAACGGCAAAGAAAAAACTGGAAATCAATTCGCCATCGAAAGTATTCTGGAGAATGGGACAGTATTCTATGCAGGGATTGGCAAATGGTGTGACAGAAAACTCTTTGCTGGCACAGAATGCGGTGAAAGAAGCGGTTGACTATAGCGGTACAAGCATGACATTTGGAAACATGGCTGAAAACGAGTATACACAGTATAAAGCACTTCGGAACATTATAAAGGACGCAGTGAAAGATCTACAGATCAGAGCCTACCTGGGCGAACGAGAAGTTACAAGAACATTGTCGGATTGGGGTGTGGTATTTAATGCTTAAATATTTAAGTGGAAGTTCACAGGAAGAAATTGTATTAAGCGATAAAAAGATCCGCGCAAAAATCAGGACATCCGGACTTTATGATTCGGAATGGGAAGTAGAAGATACGAAACAGGCACAGGGAAGGAAAGTTGAAGAGTTCAGAAGAGACGCAGCAACCTATAAAGTGATCATTGATTTCCTCGGTGATAAAAGGGAAAGAGCAGAAAACGCAAACCGTTTTGCGGATCTGTGTGAAGAAGATATCTTCAGAAAGTTTCCGGGAACGCTTTTTCTGAACGGTTACAAAATAAAATGTTTCGTGATCGGAAGTGAAATAGGCGCGAAAGACAGCCGTACCCGTATGGAACGGATTGAGGCTAAAATATATGCTCCATACCCGGTATGGGTGATGGAGGAAAAGAAAAGCTTTTATCCGGATTCAGCTGAGAGAAGAGAGGACTATGCATTTCTGGAGTATCCGTATGATTATTCATATGATTATTCAAGACCGAAATCCGGGACAGAAAATTGGTATATTGACCATTACAGGGACAGTAATTTTGAAATGACAATCTATGGTCCGTGTGTAGACCCGAAGATTATTGTAAATGGTTATCCGTATCAGGTAAACGACACCTTAGAAGCAGGAGAATATATTGTAATCAGGAGCCGTGAAAAGAAAGTGATGAAATATCTGAGTAATGGAACGATTCAAAGTATTTTTGAAAAGAGAGAGAAGAAAAACAGTGTATTTAAACGGATTCCTTCGGGAGAACTTATCCTTAACTGGGATGGGACTTTCGGGTTCGATTTGACCATTTACAAAGAGAGGGGTGCACCGAAATGGATCTGATATATACCGACACAAAAGGAAAAGAGCTTGGGGTTGTATACACAACGCTTGATATGGAGATTGGAGAAGAAGCCACGAATGATTTTGAGATTGAGTATAAGAGGTCAGAGTGGGATGGAACAGTCGAGAACGGCTGCTTTTTTTATGTTCCGGAAACAGAGTTTGGAGGCATAGTCCGGGAAATAAAAACCAGCACAAAGACGAATACCATTACGGCGAAAGGATATACCTGGCGTGGAATGATGATGAAAAAGATCATTGAACCGCAATCTGGACAGGATTATGCAACAGCAACTGGTGAACTTAATGAGATCGTGGGAGAAAAAGTAAAGGAAGCGTTCCCGGGGCTATTTTATGGAAGTGATGCAGATACAGGGGTACAAGTAAAAGACTATCAATTCGACAGATATTGCACGCTCTATGAGGGACTGCAAAAGATGCTGCAGTCGGTAGGATACAGACTGGATATCAAGTTTTTTCAAAGAGAAAAAGAAGAGTCAGGATATGTTGTGATCAGCGCAGTTCCGATTAGGGATCGTTCGGTGGAATGCGAGTTTTCAAATGACAACGGTCTATACTTTACGATGGATAACAATCAGCGCGGTATCAATCATATGATTTGTCTCGGAAAAGGCGAGCTCAAAGATCGACTGGTAATCCATTTATACGTTGACCAGAACGGAAAAATAGGGCAGACTCAGTTCTTCCAAGGCGTTGATGAGATTGCAGATATCTACGACAGTTCAAGTTCGGAATATGAGGATCTGTTAAAGGGTGGAACGGAACGGCTGGAGAAAGCGAAGAATTCCATAGAATACGATCTGACATTGGAAACGTTGGAAGACGAGATAGATATTGGAGATATCGTAGGCGGTCGAGATTATTTGACAGGAGTATATATGCGGAAACCAATTGGAAAGAAAATCTGGAAGATAACGGATGGAGAAGAAAAGATTGAGTACAAATTGAAAGGAGAAAGCTGATGGAAATCATTACAGGGTATACCGGAAAGCCGCATGTTACGGCAGAGCAGGACCGGGATGTCAATGAAGGAATTTTTGATACTGGATCATTTGTTCTTAAAACTGGCTCACAGCTGGCAGCAGAACTGGTATCAAATAACGAAATCAAAGTCAGAGACGGAGTATTGGTGATCCAGGGATGCACGGCGGTGATTAAGAAAAATACTTATGATCCGGTGACAATCGCAAACGGATCACAGGGAATGAAACGGATTGATCTTATTGTGGCGAGATATAATAAGAACGAGGAAACAAAAATAGAAGAGGTGATGCTGAAGGTTATTCAGGGAACACCAAATGCAAGCACGGCAGCAGTACCGACGTATAAAACGGGAGATATTCAGTCTGGAGATTTGGTAGCAGATATGCCACTGTATAAAGTAACATTGGATGGACTGAATGTTACGTCGGTGGATAAAATGTTTACGGTAATTCCTACGCTTCCTGAATTAAGTAGCAATTTAACAAAAGCAAATAACATTTTAACCAATATGGAAAGTAATTTAATGGCTATAAATACATATCACATGACACTTAATACTTCTAACGTAAAAACGTCCGATTCATGGATTGAGTGCAATAGAATTGGGAATTTGGTGATGGTCAATGGATGCGTCAAAATCACAAAAGATGTTAACGTATATACTGGTATTAATCTTGCAAGTGGAGCACCTGCTCCATGCTGTGATAAACAGCTTTATACTGGAGCAATAGCACAAGATAATACATATTCCAGTTGCCTTCTTAGTGTTAGTAAGAATGGTGAAATCAATCTCTATGTCAGATGGAAAAAAGCTTTAGCAGGAGATGTTTTTTATTATGAGTTCTGCTATATATGTAAATAGTCATTATTTTATCCGGATTGCTCGGAGTTCAATACTATTTACATTTCTAGGTTGACTGCTCCAAAAAGCAATACCGTATGTGCCAGCAGGAACTTTTTCGATACAGGTACTGGTTAATGTTGGGTAAAAACCGTTACCAAAGTTCATATAAAACGTATTTTGGGTTCGCGTTGAATTTATTCCAGTTATCCCCATCGTAAACGCATCATAGCTTTGACCTTTTGCACATGGAGCTGCTTTTAGTGTAAAGGCATAAGTACCGGCGGGAATGGTCACAGTGGACACGTTATTCACCCAGGTTTCTTTTGTAGAATATGAATAATTATTTTTTACGCCACTCCAGTATTCAGTTCCTATGACATTCAAGCTATTATTTGCTTTTATCAAATCTGCTTTTATATTTGCCAAATTGCTACTTAATTCAGCAATCGAATCCTGTGTCGCAAACAGCTGCTTCACTTCTGTAATATTAAGTCCATTAAGAGTTACCTGATACAACGGCATGTCCGCAATCAAATCCCCTGCTTGGATATCTCCTGTAGTATATCCCGGTACTGCCGGACCGCTTTCTTTTGGCGTTCCTTGAATTACTTTCAACACAAGTGATTCTTCTTTTGTGTTCTGATCCCTGCTGTATCGTGCCACGATAAGGTCTACTCTCTTCATTCCCTGTGACCCATTTGCAATCGTTAGTGAATCATATGTATTCTTTTTGATTGATGCAGCACACCCTTGATGCATGATAACTCCATCACGTACCTTGATTTCATTATTTGACGACACTTCAGCCTTTAACCGTGATCCAGTTCGCAAAACATATGATTCTGCTCCAAAAATTCCAATATTCACATCTCTGTCCTGTTCAGCAGTAACATGTGGACTTCCTGTATATCCTGTGATGATATCCATTAAGACTCTCCTTCCAATTTATATTCTATTTTTTCTTTACCCTCTGAAATTGTCCAAATCTTACGTCCGATTGGTTTCTTCATGCTTGCGCCGGTAAGATAATCTCGTCCACCTACAACATCTCCAACATCCATGTTTCCTTCGATTTTCTCCATAGTCATATCATATTCTGTTTTATTCTTTGATTCTTCCAGTTTTTTTATCCCATTTTTCAGGAGATCATCTCGTTCCGATCCTGAACTGTCGTAGATTTCCACAATTTCATCCGTCCCTTTAAAATACTGCTCCTGTCCTATTTCCCCATTCTGGCCAACATACAGATGAATTACCAGGCGATCTTTCAATTCTCCTTTTCCAAGACAAATCAAATGATTAACGCCTCTTCTGTTATCATCCATTTTGAAGTTCATATTCTGATCATTTGAAAATTCATATTCCGATGAATAATCTACAATAGGAACTGCTTTTACCTGCACGTATCCCATTTCGTATTTATCGCCCTGGATATACTTAATTTCCATACGATATCCAACAGACTGCAGCATTTTTCGGAGTCCTTCATGAAGTGTGCAATACCGATCGAACTGATAATTCGTTACTTCTACACCGGTATCTTCACTCACGCCGTAAAAAAGCCCTGGGAAAGCCTCCTGCACTTTCTGCTTTACGATTGTATTCAGTTCGCCTTCTACCGTTGCATAGTCCTGTCCACTTCCAGGCTGAATAATCTTCTTTGTCATCATTCCACGCCACGTATACCCTTTTGTGGTAATGCTATTCGCCTTTGTACTTGTCGAGATTTCCTGTACAATCCCACCATACTCCGTATCAGGAACATACAGTTGGCTTCCAAATTCAATCGTTCCATCCCAACCTGACCGTTTAAATTCAATTTCAAAATCATTTATGGAGTTCTTTTCATCCTCTCCGATTTCCATATCAATATTTGCATTTAGGATATATCCAAGTTCTTTACCATTTGGATCTGTGTAGATTAACTCCATTCTGGCACGCTCCTCTCCTTATACACTTTGATATCAAAACCAAATTCGCCACTCCAGTTCAATGTCAGCATGCCTGACGGAATTAAAGAAAACACACTTTTATCTTTTGCTCTTTTCGCAAAAATGTTTTGGATCGTTCCATTTCCAAGATGTTTCGTAATCGTCTTATCCCTGCTCTTTATCAAAATGTATTCTCCATTTTCCAAAGTCTCATATATCTGATATGGATAATCATTGATAATGATTCTTGGATCTGCACATGGTCCATATATCACAATTTCAAAATTATTATCACGAAAATGATCAATAAACCAGTTCTGTGTGCCAGCGCTTTTTCTTGAATAATCATATGGATAGTCATACGGATATTCCAAAAATCCGTATGCTTCTCCTTTGTTTGCCGAATCCGGATAAAAGCTCTGTTCCTGTTCCATTGACCAAAACGGGTACGGACAGTATATTTCTATCTTGCAATCTGTTCTGCTATTATTTTCACCTGAAACCTCATTGCTCGATTTCTTTATATATCCGTCAATGTAATATTTTCCATAATAAATCCTTCCAGGTGACAGATTCACCACATCATATTCAAACGCATTGGTAAGCTTATTCAGAAACTGCTTTCTCTCAAATTCTTTCCCTCGCACCGTAAGTGTAATATCATACACCACCGGTTCTTTCGTGAAAGAATTTACCGCCACTCCCATTTCTTTTTCTGTAGTATTTGGTATCCATTCGTAAGCGTGGAAATATCCGGAGGTTGCTCTCATCTTATCACCAATCAGATTATATTCCTCTCCATTGGAACACACATATTTGATCTCAATCATTCAAGCACAACCCCCATTTCTCTTAATACTCTCATTACCTCTCTGTCATTCAGATTGATCACGATAGTTTCTCCTCGTTTGGATGTTGTTTTCAAATACTCCAACAACTGTTCCAGTTTTTCAATGAGCGCATTGTTCTCGTTTTCAGTGCTATTTCTTCCAGAAACCGCAAAATCCAAGCTTGTCCCGACAGGTTTCTTGAGTGATTTTTGGAGTTCTTCTGCAGCATTAGAGATCAACGATGTGTTTCCGGTAAGTCCATTCGCAATACCGGTGTCTATCATCTCTCCAACAAACATTCCCCAACGTGACGGTGAGTGAATCCCGAAGAATGCCAGAACATTTTCTTTAAATCCACCAAGAACACCTTTTACAGCATCCCATAGCATATGTGCCGCCGAACGAAGTCCGGATGCGATACCGCTTATGATATTGATTCCAATACTTCCCCAGTTCTGGCTCGTAAAAGCATTCACAATTGCGCTGATAATTGCCGGTATCTGTCCAACCAAATTCGGAATAGCACGTATCAAGCCTGCTGCCAGCTTAGCGATAATCGTAATACCACTCTGAAGAATCTGTGGAAGATTCTGACCAATTGACGCTACAAAACGCACGATTGCAGTCGCTGCTGCCTGGGCAATCTGTGGCAAATTATTTATGATGCCATTTACAAGTTTCAGCAACAATGATGCACCTGCACTCAAAACAGTCGGAAACATAGAAATAATTGTGTTGGCAAAATATGTAATAATATTGCCAGCCATCGTTATTACTTGCGGTAAATTTTGCAAGATTCCATTCACAATGTTTGTTATGAAATCCACACCATTCTGCAACAAGATCGGGAGTTGCTCCTGGATTCCGATATTAAACTGATCCATAATCCGCATTGCGCTCTGATAAAGAGTCGGTATTCCTGTTGTGATTCCGCTTGCAATTTGCGGAATCAGTCCAGACGCTGCAGCAAACAGTTGTGGACCGAGTGCCGTTACAAATGTAACGATTGCTGATGGAAGTGCAGATATAACATTCCATACTGCCGGAAGCAGATTTCCAACTGCAAAGGTTATGATCGTATTCGCCAGTTCATTAAGTGCCGGTCCTACATCCATTCCCAGAGCAATTTCTCCCATTACATTTTTAGCCGCTGCTTTCATCTGGTTGAACGATCCAGATATAGTCGTTGCCGCTTCTTTTGCTGTCGTTCCGGTAATATCCAACTGTCCCTGGATCACGTGAATTGCACTGTAGACATCTGATAGATTATCAATATTGTATTCCACGCCACTGATTTTCTGTGCATCTGCCAAAAGACGCTCCATCTCCGACTTCGTACCACCATATCCAAGCTTCAGGTTGTCCAGCATTGTATAGTTCTGTTTGGCGAATCCCTGATATGCATTTTTGATGTCTTCCATATTGGTTCCCATCTTATTCGCATTATCAGACATATCTACCATTGCCATATCTGCCACATCTGCAGCTTTGGAGGTGTCGCCAGCAAGGGAACTAAGAAGGCTCGCTGAAAAGCTTGTAGTTAGTTCCATGTAGTCATTTGCACTCATTCCTGCTGTCTGGTAGGCTTTTGCCGCATTTGCTTTCACTTTATCGGCAGAATCTTTAAATAATGTTTCGATTCCACCAAGACTTTGTTCGAGTGCTGCACCTTCACTGATGCTCGCCGACAGAGCTTTCCCGATTGCTGCTGCGGCAATAACCTTTTTGATCATGCCAACCATTTTCCCACCAAAAGAACTTCCGGCTGAGTCTGCTTCCGGCTCTATTTCTTTTTGAATTCTTCCCTGAATTCCTACCGCCGATGGTATGATCTGCACATACGCTTTTGCAAGTTCCGTAGCCATCTTATCCCTCCTTTCCCGTCAATCTCGCCCATTCTCTGTCAAAATCTTCTCCAGAATCAAACGTCTGAATTTCTTTGGATTTTTCCGTTCCATCACCTATGATCATTCCAAGCAATGACTTCGGACGGTTTTTCCCAGTCGCTCCATCCTCGGATTGTAACCAGGCGGTCATACGTGTTCCATCCGCAATAGCTGCCATAAGAATTTGTTCCGGTATAGGATCTATCCCTGCCATTTTCATTTTGATTCTTGAATTTTCCCTCAACCCACAAGAAAAAGTCGCTACCATTCTGCACGGTAACGACTTATAGTCATAAATATGATATGTTTCTGCAAGGTCGCACAAAAGTGCATCCTTGTCAAAATTAAGCATGTGAGCGAGGATTAAGAGTTTTTTCCTGCTTTTGCATTTTTGAAAATTTCCTCTATTTCGATCATCATTTTCGACATTGGAACCCTTCCATTTTCTGTCCGCAAATGTTCTTTTAAGCGCTCCTTCTGTTCTGTACCAATCAGACGATTCAGCATGCTACTCATTTTCGCCACATTTCCTGCATCCATTTCACACAGATCTTCCAGAAGTTCATAATCATCCAACGCCGCTTCATCTAACTCATACTCAAAACCACTGCTTGTTTTTCCCTTCATTATTTCTTATTCCCCTTAATATATTCGTAATGTGTCTGTCCATCCGCATCCGGTACTGCCGATAACGTTGTCTCGTATCCAATCGCATCATCGTCCTTATATACAATGTCTCCGACTTCCGTAATGCTTGCACACGGAATAACGATACGCTTCACTGCGTCTTTCAGAATCATATCCACAGCCCACGCATTCTGTTCCGCTTCATCTGCATTTACTTTTACCGTAATCCCTTCCTCAAGTGTTCCGGTAACATTATCATCTCCGTAAACACTCTTCAGGACCTCTACATTCAAGGCTTCGATCATCGTAAACTTAAAATTATCTTTCTTACTGGTCTGCATATTCAATACAGTGTCGCCGCCCCAAGCATTTTTGTTGTCAGTTTCCGGACTATTAGAATTAGTGAGTCCATCCTCCGAGCAATATCCAAGTGACTTAAATGCTGCATTTAATGCTGTGGTTGCATCTGTTGGCAATGTTGTTCCGAGCGGTGCTCTAAAAATCGCGCCGCCTACTTTCGGCTTACCTGTACTTACATTTTTAGCATCTGACATTTTTATCCTCCTTCATCAGAAATGAACCATATCATATACAGCCTGATACCGATATTTCTTCCTTGTTGTATCCGTATAGTTGTAGTCGCTGTTAAGCTGGCACTTACTGATATCATCCATTTCAACAATTTTTTCCATTGCTTCTTTCACTCTTTCATTGAGTGATGCCGCCCCATAAAGGGATCCTGAATAAGACTGGATAGCAAGAGTTGCTGATGCAATATGATTTTCTTCGCCAGATCCAGTCTTTTCAATCAGTACATATTCCTCCGGAAGTCCCGGTTCTTCTTCCATCCTTACCGGAATATCAAGCTTGTCTTCCAGATATTCTCTAACTTTTTCCTCGATCATTTTTTCTACCCATTGCTTTCAGCAAGCTATTGTTGCCGTCGTCTCCATTTATTTTTACAATCGCTCTCGTTTGCGCCACATACGACTCTTTCTCTGCATCTGATGATATTTGATTTGCCTGTTCCAGCAAAATTGCCTGCATCTCTGCTGATTTCATCAACTCTCTTACACCGGATCGATTTAACTCAACTTTCGTTTTAGCCATAACGCTCCACCATCCATCTCTGATTCCATCTTCCTGGAATATTTTCTTCAATTCCTTGCTGTGGGAATCCAATTACTCGCCATGATGTGCCAAAAAAATCCACTCTACAGTCTTGCCAGTCGTGCGTATCTCCTTTTGGAATTGCGATATTGTAGACTGCTTTTTTTCCAGTAATATTAAGCATATCCAGCACTTCTGTTGTCGATGCCGGAGCAACCAACACGTCTTCCACGGTCACAGGTGTCTCTGTATATATCGGATGTCCGAATGTATCTGTCCCACTTGCGGTTCGTTCGTAGAGCTTCACCGGTATTCCTTTAATCATTAGCCTCTTCCTCCTGCATCAAATCCGAATATGGATTAAAATAGCCAATTCGATTCCCGACACCAAGGATTTTCTTATCCAATTTAGTCAGATACAATTCGCCGCTTCCATTTGCATTTGTCCAGGTCTGCGAATATACCATTGCTGTCGTAGTTGTCTGTGTCGTTCCAATAGGTACACCTTCCTCTCTGCTTCCGAGTGTCCGGATAACCATATTACATGACACTAATTTCTTTGCCTCGTCTGTAGCATTGTGGTTATATGCATCAATGATGATCGCTGCATCCTCCAAGAGTGCCGTTACATAATCTGTATCCGAAATATCTGTTCCTTTTCGTTTCCAAACATCCTCAATTGATGCGTATGCCATTGTATCACCTACTTTTTCGCTGTTTGTGTTCTCTTTCTGGTGTTCTTAGCTGATGCCTCTTTCTTTGCTTCGACTGGTTCTTCTATATCTGGAAGCTCTGAGTCTTCTGTCGGTTCTTTGAGTTCTTCCACAGGTTCTTCTGTATTTTCAGCTTCTGCAACTCCTGTTTCTGTTTCGCTATCCTCGATCAAATCCTCGGTTTTTTCTTCAATAATCGGCTTAAACATTGTGGAGTCTAACACATCGTCAGACTCCACTACAATTCCAGTTTGTTTGTATAAATATTTCATATTACTCTTCCGCCTTCACGATCTTTGTAAATGCTGCCTGATCCATGATTCCAATTCCGTATACAATTTCTGCACGGATTGCAATCTGGTTCTGTCTCTGCAGGTCTCCAAGTCCATCCGGATCACCGTATTCGATCAAGTGAGCGCCAATGGATCTCTGTACTCCCCATCTAAACGCATCAAACTGTCCTACGATTCCAAGTAACTTCGTATCTGGTGTGATTTCATTTTTTGCTGAAACTGTATCAGATACTGCCGCAGTCATTCCGGAAAAATTTGTAAGATTCTGTCCGAATCCAATTTCCGGATAAATCTTTCTTCCATCCGCATCCCTCATAGTGGAAAGACCAAAGGAAAGTGTTGGATCCATTGCAATACCACTCGGTACATAGCCAGACGAGATGATCATTCCTGCTGCCGCCTCGATTGCTTCATCATACTTTGTGCCTGCAAGCTGCACACTCTGTTTCGTGTCAACCAGCCCTTCTTTTACAAGGCTTGATACCGTTCCTGTAAGCGGATTGATTTTGTGAATTCCAACAAGATCCAATGCTCTTCCCAGTGCGATTGACGCATTTGACGCCAGATCCTGCAGTACGCCGATCTGTACATCTTCGTCTGCCCACTGTACTTCCTGCGAAAATCTCATGGTAACCTGCAGTTTGAACGGATTTACTGCTTTATGAGCATATGCAGTTGGGGTTGGCGATTTCTGCCCTGCCTCTCCTACGAGTTCTGCTTTCGGTGGCGATGTAAGTACCCACACCTGCTGTTTTCCAAATTTCTGCGGTCTTGCTCCGGATAACTGCGCCAGAGTAGATCCTTTCTGTGCTTTTTCAAAAATCCCCTGCGAAATCTCTGCCGGAATTTCAAAATCTGAGCTAATAAGTGCTGCCATATTCTTTATTCTCCTTTACCAAAAATTTGATGTGCAAATTCTCTCATTGCATCATCCGTTGTGTTATACTCTGTTGTCTTTTTCCTGTTTCCCTTAGTTCCCGGATAACTCTTTGGCTTCGCAAATTTCATAATCGCTTCTGCCTGTTTTTTACAGGTTTCCTCATCTTCCCCTGTCAGTAATTCTACCGGTACACCAGTGTCTTTTGCTGTTTTTTCTCTTACCTGTCTTACAGTGTCTTTCTTTTCAAGTGCGCTTAATTTTGCCTGAAGAGCATCGGACTTTTCTTTTTCCTTCTGAAGTTCCGTTTTATTCTGCGCCTGGTACTCATCGTACTTACTTGCCTTTTCTTTCAGGTCATCATAATCTGCATATTTCTGTCTTTCTCTCGCAAGGCGTCCCTCTATGATTGAATCCATTTCTGCCTGAGTGAATGTTTTGTCATCTGCCATCTTGTTTCCCTCCTGATTTGAGTGTTTTTAGTTGCCACGTTTAAGGCACGTGTTGCCATAAAAATAAGACGCGTAACCCTGCGCCTTAAAGGGAGATATCTGGATCACCGCCTTTCCTATTCTGCAAATTTCCAATCCTCTGACAGCATATCAGCCTGAGACGCTAACCATCCCATCTGAACACCAGATGTTCCGCAGAATGCAATAGCCATGTTTCCGATGGCATCATGCTCACAATTTACAATATCCCCATCTTCTGTTTTATATGAAATTCCGGTTGCAAGCTGGATGTACTGTCCCTTTCCATTCCAGCCTTTACGTGCCACTTTCATTCCACGTTTCAGATATTTAATTGCTTCTCCAAATGAAAACAGAGCTTCTCCGCCCAGTTCCGGACAATTTTCTCCGTCTGCCAGTACCCATTCATCAGAACAGATATTTCCAAATGTATAATCTGGAATCTTTGTCTCTCTGATATCCAACTCTTCGCCATCTTTTGTGTGCATGATAATAGTCTGTTTCTCTTTTGACCAAAACCAATAACCGCCCCAAGATGGAATTTTCACTTTGCTACCCTGCTTCATTATTTTAAATGCCTCGTCAAATCTCATGTTCTTTCTTCCTTTCTTAAAAATGAGTATAAAAATACCACCAACCGTTTCCGATCAGTGGCTTTTAATACCATATTACCGTTTTTTCTTTTGGTGGATTATCCATCTTTGCAATCCTTTTCAATTCTCGCCTCACGTGTGGTGCTGCAAACATGCTTGTATTTTCATGCTCTACAATCTCTCCATCCGGAATTCGTATTTTCATAAAACCTGCTGGTTCTTTTCCCTCTGTTACTGTTCTTGCTCCCAAGCCCAGGCTTTTACTTTTTCAAACGCTTCACTAACCTCTTCCGGCACGTTTTCAATTTTCCCATCATGAATATGATTGACATACGGTTCGTATACTTTCATTAACTTTTCTATCTCATCCGGATACTTTATGAGTTTCATTCTCTCTATCTCCTGTTATAAATCAACATATATTCTGCTTCCGTTTCATCATATCGTCCTAATTGATATTGTTGATATGCATAATCGCTTATTTCACTTACATTATCCTGCGTAATTCCTAATGCGTCAAGATTTTTCTTTGCCTTTTTGCACAGTTCTTTCAGATATTCACTACGGTTTTCTTTGGTAATCTCCCAACCCGCTTTTCGGAATTCTTCTGCCTGTTTCATATGCCACATTTCATGCCTTTCAACAGCATCTTTTCCACCAGCTAATTTCTGTATTTCCTGCTTTGCTATTGACTGACTATAATATACTGTATTTGTACACGGATCATACAAACCAAGGGCATTTTTCAGTTCATCATCTGCCAGAATCACAATTGTTGGCTTCCGTTCGCTTGGAACACCATATTCTTTCAAGGCCTTTTCTGTGTTCTGATTAATTGCATTCAATGCTTTTGGCTTTATCTGTGCTTGATCTGATATATACATAGATGTATCATAGCTTTCCACTTTTCTAACCGAAACCGCCACTTCTTTGCCGCCTCTGGTCAATGAAATTTCTTCTGCTTTTCCTCTTTTAACCTTTCGGTAAGCCTGTTCTGCATACAGTTCTCTCTTCCTCGCATTAATAGCCTCTTTATTCTCTTTGTATATCATCCGGCGCATGGCATTGATGTCACCGCCTGCTGCCTGATACTCCTCCAGATACTTATCCGGATCATATCCTGCAACCGTGCTTTTTCCATCAAACCGGACTGCATATTCGCAATCGCAATGCGCATGAATGTGTTCCGCGTGACCATTCCTAAGAGCTTTCTTTGACATGTTCTGCCATCCTCTGGACGCAAGTGTAATGCAGAAAGCACAGGTGTCCCCATGTGGCACCCAGGCAAACTGTGCCCCGTCACGCTCTGCATTTTTCAGTGTCGTATCTGCACCTACCTGTTTTACAAGCCTTGCAAGCGTTCCAGGAATATTGTTCGGAGACTGCTTTTTTGTTCCTTTTACTGCTTTTGCCACTTCCCCATAGTCCGGGAGATCTGCTACTTCTGCCGTAGGGACTATTACTCCCTGTGCTGCAGCTGTCGCTTCATACATCTGGCACGATAATGCACCGATAGCCTGTCCATAGTGTTGTGACAGTGCATAGGCGTAGTCCAAAAGTGCTTTATCGTTTTCCAATCCATTCTTCTGAACCCAGGACTGCATCAGATCCGCTGCTTTCTGGCTAATCTGTGACATCTTCGTTATGTACTCCAGCCACGCTTTCTCCGTTATCTGCATTTCCAAATTCCTCCGTCAAGATACTGTCACCTTTTGCCCTTTGTTCCTGTGCTCGGATTCTGCGGATATCTGCC